TGATCGATATGGAACTATCTCTCCTGATTTCCCCTCATCCGTATATGTTAATCCAAATGTAGCCAATGCTTGTGTTATTGTTACTTGATTAAATTTCCCGATCCATTCTTCTGATACCGAAAATAAATTGTCATCACCAAAGTTTTGCATTCTAATATTTTTATCATAATCCATAAGGGATCCTCCAACTTCCATAAATGCAAGTCTCATAATAATTGAATTGAAAATTGAATTAATAATTACTGTTAAAGGATTTCCACTAGGTTGAGAGTGGGTCCAAGAATAGATATGACCCCTACAAGAATGAATTCCATTGCAAATTTCTTCAAAAAGAGTTATTCTAATCAAATCATTCCCGTCACTATACCATTTATTAATTTGAATACAAATATTTCGGAGAATATCAAGTAATAAACTACCATCAAAATTAGAAAAATCTCCTGCAATAACTTTGGTTCCAACTTCTCGCAAACGATAAACTAAATCTGTCCATTCCGATGAATAAGCATTAATTCCTACACAAATTTCGTTCTTGACTCGATTTTTCATGATATGTCCCACAAAAGCTCCAAAATACATACGCACAGCTATTATATAATCTTGCGGTCCTACTGAGAAAACTCGGGTTTTATTGGCATCAACTTTTTCTATAGGACGCCGTTCATCTTTCAGAGTGTCTATCCAAATAGTTTCAGTTCTAATTCCAATCTTTGCATTTTGAATTCGTTTTTCTACATCTTTTCTAATTTCATCAGAATAAATATAATCGGACTCTCCGAACCATTCTCGTTTTCCAGGAAGTTTTCGTTGCCGACAGATGTATGGATACCCTGGTGATGTTGATCTACACAAGGGCACCACCCCCAATTCACTGTTTCCAGAAACCCCTTCTTCAAAAGTTAATACTGGTGCTGGTTGAGAACGCACCACATACTCACCCTCAAAGAAATGGTCACTAGCTTTATCCAACTTTTCTTTATCAATGGCACCTGGCAAATTCGCAACCTTCAAAAGACCCATGGTGAGAGGATCATTTCCAGGGTTGAACAAATGTGCTGGTTTGCAAGTTGGTGGGCAGTGTTCAATTTTACCATAAAGAGGTGATCGAACTAAAGAGGTTTTACTCGGCATTGGTATGTCGTCCTTTAATGTCCCTAGGTTTCGGATATTCTCAATTACAATTTCCTGATGTTTCAGTTCGTTTGTATTTGCTATTACTGATGGTAATTCTGGAATAGCTATTTGAAAGCTTGGTTCAATCTTATCTAGCAATGCTTCTATACGTTCCCATGTTATACAAATTGCTGCATTCTTTTCCGCATCTAATCGCAAGGCATGAATCCCTATAATCTTATGAGTAATTTTTGGATTTTCAGCTATTAACAGGCTCCCGCAATCTCCTTCTTGAGTTGCCATTGCATATTCGTATCTATTCCTAATACGTTTTCCAGCTACATCGCATGCGACATCACTTGCTGTTACGTTACCAAATTTGACTACTTGCTTGTTCTTTTCTACATGATTTATCAATATAGCTCGTGTTTCCTT